ACAATGGAAAGAATGGATTGATATAAGAAACAATGTATATGAACTTAAATTTTATTCTAAGGAATAATCTATGAATATGACATGGTATAACATAAAAGAAACACCATTTCCTTTAGAAGAAGTAGTTCACACGCAGTCTACGGATGATGACAGGAAATTTGTTTTTATAGGAAATCGTAATAACTATGAATCAAAGAGTAATTGTTTGTATAAGGGGTCTGTGCATAAAAGGGAACAAAAAGAAGAACATAAAACTGAAGAAGAAATAATAGGAAATAAGAAAATAGTTAAGAAAACTATTATATCTCATCCTGAGTACTATGAATTCTATCTTTCTATTGATCTTGATACTGATTCTTTTGGTATGCCATGGGAATCATTCTTAGAAAAATTTCACATACGTTATTGGGCAGAGTTACCTGCAGAATTGAGATAGATATGCAATGGATTAAATATTCTGAATCTAAGCCTTTAAAAGATATGTTTTATATAGTTCTGTCTTTAACATTTTGCGAAGAATGTGAAAAAAATGAACAACAAACTTTTATTATGCCCCACGCACATAGATTAAACTTTAAGAGATGTAAATATGATATTGCATTATGGCATGACAATAAGTTTTGTGAATCTTTTCTTATGGATAGAGAGATAGATTACTGGATGGAATTTCCAAACTGGTTTAAGGAATAGATATGGAATGGAATCACATATTAGATAAAAGACCTGAAAATGGTTCAGTTATAATTCAATTGGATGAGCCATATGAATTTTATAAAGGTGATTTTAAAGAATATTATACCATGGGTATGAGAGAATGGGATGAAAAAATTACTTGGGAAGATTTCTTGAAATGGTTAAAAGAAAATAATGGCAGACCGCCAAGGTTCTGGTGGATATATGCTAAAGACTTTCCTTTTCCTTTACCTTATCAACCTATGCCTAAACACAGCAGCCAACCCCCGGAGTATAAGAAAGAATGATTCCTGATAATGCTAAAGATTATATCCTGAATAAATGTATATGGGTACCACGCGGTTCAGAAGTGGAAACCTTAGAGAGTGAAAACGTTGAAGTAGGTTTTAAATTTTCACAAGAAATAAGAATAACCAATGATCATTGGCTTTGTAATTTGTGGCCGTCACCCCTTAATTCATTAAGATTAAGAAATAAAAGAGGAAAAAGAGTTCGTATAAATACAATCTGTTTTTGTCCTTTAAAATATGGGAAATAAAGGAATAGATTATGCCATTATCGTATGTAAATTGGACTGTTCTTGAATTAGTTACGCCAATGATTGGAAGAAAAAGAATTCCTTTATTAAAAGTTGAATGTGTATGTTCCAATATACATTTAAGATCTTTAGAAGCAGTATTAAACACTACTGGTCACTGTGTAGATTGTGGAGTCGAAGACCCTCAAAATGTTCCTATCTTAAATCCGTATGAGCAAGTGAAGATAGGTGAAGTGATTAACAGCCTTATATTCCAAAGAGAACAAACATTTAGTACACCCTCAGGGCGTTCATACAAATCTTGGGTAGCAATCTGTTCTCTGTGTCAATCTGAGCAAAGAACTAATAAATATCTCATTAGAGAAAGATGCAATTCTTGTTTAGGGGTATTTGGGCAAAAGTTTAATCAACTTAAACTCATAAGTATTAAATCTATACCTTTAAACACACGAGGACCTGCGTTAGGTGACTTTCTTTGTGATTGTGGTTTAACGGAAACCTTTAAAATTGAACGCGTTCTCAATGGTAATTTACAATGGTGTAAAACCTGTGGACATAAAAAAAGAAGTGAGCGCATGAAACTCATAGCTTACAATACAAAGAATGCTTTAGAGGAAAATAAAAAACTTAAAGAAGAATTAGAAAGATATAAATTAGTTAATACATAATCATAAGGAAATGAATGAACAATAGAGACGATCTACACCAAGACTTACTTTTTATTATGTTACTATTTTTATGCACCAAACAAATAGTGGATATGAATACCACATTGGTTCCGATAGTAGTACAGGTAAATGGAGAAGATGTGCCTCAGATGACTCTTGATCAATTCTTATCTAAATATGAAATAAGAAAGAAAGAAACAGTCCGTGAGGTTTTGTCACGAGCTGAGGATAGAAAATGAGTATTAAACAGAGATTCATTTATAAATTATCTCCTAAAGAATATCTGAGATGGCAAATAGAAGAAGATGAAGAAGGAAAAGAAAAAAAACCACAATTATTCTATGTAAAAGAAGATGCTTTTACCAATGATTCTTTACTTTGTCAGGATATAGCTTCAAAGAAAGATTTTGATCTCATGGATGAACAAATTAAATTTAAGATCATGTCTTCTTTTGCTTCTTTTACTCATCAAATAATTAATGCCGAAAAAAGAAAACATACCGTAAAAGAATCCCAAGTTTTATTAGAAGAAATGATACGCAAAGAACAAGATAAGAGTAAATTAGAAGTTTTTGCATCTACTTTTATTAACGTATGTAAAAGAAAAATAGGAAAATGAATATCTGGTACAAGAATTGTGTTGACTGTAAACAGAGCTTAGGTGATAAAAAACAGGGATATGTACCCTATGCTAACTTTGAAGAACGAGGTGTATTTTGCAATGAATGCGAGCCAAAACATATGGCTCATCCATTATTGGTTGCTTGGTATACGCCCGATTATCCTAAAGCAAGGATTTTATATTTCCCCCCTTCAGATGCCAAAAATATAGAACCTATAGTTGGAATTAAGTCGGAAATCACACGTATTATTAATGAAACTTGGCGTGTAGATATGTCAAAAGATAAAGACAATAACTGAGTAAGCTATAGCGAAAGTGTGATATTAATAAAAGAATAAGGATTTTTAATTATGTTTAATATTAATAATTTATCTAGTAAATCAAAAAATAAAAAAAATAATACAGAAACTCAATATATCTCTCGTGAAGAGTGGATTGCTTCATTTGAAAAATATCCTGATCTGGCAAGAAAGTGGAATTCATTTGCAGCTGAACTCGTCGAAGAAATACAACTTTTCTTTTTAAAGATTCTTGAAGATGATATTAAGGGAATTGATCAAGATAAACTAAATAGTGTAGATGTGGATAGTAACCTACGCATTATAGAACTATATCGTATACTAGAAGATGTTACTAATGGTGCTCTTACTAAAGAGTTTAAGCCCATGTTTGATACCGCATTAAAGATATTCAAAAAATAAGTTACTTGATTTTTTCTGTCAGAAGAGTAAATTTTATAGGTCAAATTGAATTGTAAATAAAGTTTTTAATTAAAAAAATTAAAAGGAACCTCAGTGAAGAAGCCCCTTTTTAATCTTTTGTCTTTCCACGGACACCCTCAGAATTTAAATACTCACAAAAAGAGCATTAAAAAAGAGGATTTAACAAACCAAAAAAGGTTTATATGTGAATAAATTTATACCACTTGATCGCAAAAGTCAAGACAAAAAAGACTTTTTTTCCCGCATTCTATTATATATTTCCCATTTACCTAAATATAAACGTAGAGTTTTGTTCCAAATATTAGAATGGAGTATGAGAAATCATTGGGTTCATCCTACTCAGACAACCCTTGCTCATTTAGGTGGCTGTACTCGAAAGACCATGAATCTTTGGATGAAAGAATTACAGCAAGTTGGATTATTACACAAGACTACTCGTCACATGAAGACTTGTATTTATAGAATCGATGAAATTTTTTACGAACAAGAAATGAAAGATACACTTTTTTCTTTATATGGGTGGAAACTTTCAGCTTGTGCATTTGTCTTCTTTAACGCCACTTTATTGCTTTCTAATTCTTTTCAGTCAGAATATGTTCCAGAAATTAACACTCAAAATTATATATATAATTTACTAAGCAAGCTTAGTTTAGAAAGAGTCATTAACGCGCAAGTGCGCGCGCGAGAGTCGCAGGCTCCTCCAAACAAACATGCTGCTTTTAGAAAAAAAGTGAAAAACATGCTTCCCTTTGACGATGATGAGATAAAAGCATTGAGTATCTACCCTAAGGCTACTCGAGACTATGCACATCGAAGACTTACCAAGGAGATAGCCTCTGGAAGAGCTATTACCAATCATTACGCTTACTTTGTGGGTATTTGTAAGACTCACGTAGTAACACAAAACAGCACAGCCAAAGCTGTGCAAGCACCTAAACGGGAAGTGCAAAGACCAACACCTTCGCTTCGCTCTAGCAAGTCAATTGAGTATGCACAGCCAAGCTACGATACACTCAAGTCACTTTATGATTTACGTTTAAGAGTGTTTAACAAGGGGCTGCAATGGTTTGCCCTTGATCACGATGATCTTGAAAAGATAGCCAATGGTTTTAAAACAGGAACCAAGCTCTCTGCTTTTGACTGCGCCCCCCGACCCCCGGTGGCTCCTGCAGACCCACCCTGAAGATTGGATTTGAAATAAATGCTTTTTGTGCTAATTTTAATATGGTTTTTGCGTTGTTTCATAGCACAAAAGCTCCGTATTCAGGGGGCACGAGTAATGCCCGCTGCCCCCATAAAGAAAGGAGAACATGGAAAAGAGTTATATAATACCCATACACCCCATAGGCTGGAAAAGATCTGGCGTAAACGCTAAGCATGGCAAGCCTATATTCTATGACAGACAGAAACAAGAAAAGATATGCTACGGGCTCTATCTTCTCCAACAGCATGGGGATTCGCCTCTTTTTGAGGGGCCCCTTGAACTCAATGTGATATATTACTTTAAGATTCCCCACAAGCTCACCAAGCAAAAGAATCCCTGTTTATATCAACACGCTGCCCCCGATGTCGATAATCTCAATGGACTCTTGTTTGATTCTTGTAACAAGGTTATATTCAGAGACGATTGCTTGATATCCAAACAGACCACCGTGAAACTTTATGACAAAGATCCACGCATAGAAATTACGGTTAGGAATTTGATATGAAAACCCCTCATAATAGCAAGAAGCCAAAGAAAGTCTCTAAAGATCATCAGCAACAAGAACCTGACATCATCAGCACATGGAGAGAGATCCCATTAAGTGATACTATTGTGGAGAAGTGGACGCAAGATCTTCGCGATTTTCCCAAAAACTTTCCCGAAGCCACTTCCATTCGAGAGTTCATTAATTCTAAAGAAATATATCATCAGCAGTACTATAGACTGGTGAATAAGTATCCACTTTTTAAGCTTGCTCATGAAAACACCAAGGAAACACTGGGCGAGCGTTTGTGGCATAACTCCGTCACCCGTAAATATGATTGGAAGGCGGCGCACTATATGCTGCATACCTATGGCCAGAAGTTTAAGGATGCTGATCAATATCACTTAGATCTGGCAAAGCAAAAAAATGAAGAGTTAGCTAAATCATTGGTTTCAGGGATATTGCATAGTAACAAGGATAAGATTCATGACAGTAACAAGTAAGATAGACCCTAAAGATATTCGAATTGATTACATAACCCAAGCAGATATTTTAACTGAAGGTACTATAACTTATATCCCTGAGAATTTAACTATCGATATCTTTAAAAAGATTTCTGTCGAACAAGCTCAAGAACTAATAGGGCAACGACTTAAAGTATTGTACAGATTAAGAAAGAGTATAGCTTCTGGGGCAATGCGGGGCGCAAATTATGAATATACTTGTGCCTCTTGTGATAAACCATTTGATATTCAAGATAAAGAAACTCTCTATTGCCCTGACTGTTTTGAGAAACTTTATTTAGATGAAAGAAATCATGACAATCCCCTCAGAAAATAAGTCTATTGAAACTCTGTGCTCTCAATGCAAGTCCACTTGTGGGGACCAATGGTTAAGTCGTCTTGACGTTGTAGGCACAGATGAGCAGGGAAGAAGCAAGGTGGTTTCACAGCTATGGTGCAGAGAGTGCTTCGAAAAAGTTTATCAAGGAAATACAGAAGTTATTGCTAGGGAAGTGACGCCTGAACAACTAAAGTTTGAACAAGAATTCGAACAATTACAGTCTCAACACTTTATGGATGCTGACATAGTTGATAGATGGCATCATGAGGCTCCTCAAAACATGACACAATGGTATAGAAACAAATACATGGAAGCGCAGCTCAAAATAAGATCACTTACTTTTGAATTACAGCAACTCACTCAGAAACTAGAAGGTAGAGAGTGAATGAACCATATGTTTTAGATAAGTTTCAACTTCGGCCCTATCAGGTCCCTATCTGGGATGCCATATTTGTTGATGGCTTTAGACGTGCCTTGATGATTATAGGCAGACGTGGCGGTAAGGACCTGTTAGGTTTCAACATGGCTATATACCAGTGCTTGTTAAAAGTCTGTATGGTCATGTATGTATTGCCCGTCTTTAATCAAGCACGTGGGACCGTTTTTGACGCGATTACCATAGACGGCACTCGATTCCTTGATTATCTTCCTATGCCTTTTGTTTCTAAGATTAATTCACATGAGATGAAAATTTTATTTAAGAATGGCTCTATCCTTCAGCTGGTGGGTGGAGAAACACATAAAACTTCTATTCGTGGGCGTAATCCCTTTGCGGTTATTCTTTCTGAATATGCTTACTTTGAATCTGGGGACGTGTTGGACACTATTTCCCCTATTCTTGCTGCCAACGGGGGGTGGTTACTCATCCTCTCCACCCCCTGGGGCAAGAACCATATGTGGGAACTTTATAAATACGCTTTAGAGTCACCTTCATGGTTTGTATTCGCTAAGCCTACTTCAGAGACTCAGCACATTCCTCTTGAAGCTTTGGAAGAAGAACGCAAGAAGATGAGTCCGGAGAATTATGCTCAGGAGTATGAGATATCGTTTGAGTCTGGCGTTGATGGTACTTATTATGGCAGATCTTTGGAAAGGCTAAGACAAAATGGGCAAATCAATGCGGTTGCGTGGGATCCTGGGCTCTTGGTTCATTGTGCAATTGATATTGGTGTTAATGACGCCACTACCATTATATTTTTTCAAACTGTGGGTGATGGCACTATTATACGTATCATTGATTGCTATAGTAATACGGGGCTTGGACTGGACCATTATGCAAAACTAATTCAAGACAAACCTTATCGTTATGGTATGATGCTGGCTCCTCACGACTTGAAGGTGCGTGAATGGGGTGGTGGCGCGGTCACACGCTATGAGAAAGCACAGCAACTTGGCCTCAACTTTGAGATACTGGGGCAGATACCAATCATAGATGGCATAGAAAATGTATTGACTCACTTTCCTAAGATGTGGATTGATGCCACTCGCTGTAAATCTCTCATTGATGCTTTAGAGAACTATAGAAGACAGTATGACGAGAAGAAGCTTATCTATGGTCCTAAACCACTTAAGAACTGGGCTTGCCATTATGCAGATGCTTTAAGATATATGTGCCAAGGGCTGCATCTCACCTATTCCTCTACATCAGGCCAAACTTATGATAAGATAAGAAATGAAGCATTGTATGGTAGAAAAGGGAACTTACCAAAAATATTTCAATATGATCCAAGGTATGATAGATGAACTGGATTAACCCAAAAGATTTAATGCCTGAAGAAAATCAATTAATTTGGATTATCTTTGTTAATCACAGATTAAAAGAACTTAAAGATATTTCAAATTATATACAGCCCTACGGAAACATACGATTAGCTAAAACTTTTAAGGATAGCTATGGTGTTATTAGGGCTCGAATCATAGATAGATACGGTCATATAAGTAACGAAGAAGGAAATTTCTTCAGGTATTCTTATTGGTTTGAAGGAGAAAAATTTGAGAGAGTTATAAGACAAATAAAAGATCTACCGCCTGATACTGATCTTGTCCATGCTTGGTATCCCTATAAACCAAGCGATATGCCTTGTTGGAATCCAATTTCTCATGAGGAATCGGTTGAGATCTTAAAGAATAATTCTTTATTCTCTACGGCGATACAAAAAATTAAGACAAATGCTCGAAACTCTCATTTTTTTTCCACTAATACGCAACATCCAGTTTTTAGGGGTCGATTTGTAGTTATTACATCAAAACAGATGTCGATTGTTGAATACGACCCGAATGATAAAGGATTGTGGAAGGATAGAGAAGGAGAGATGGTTCTTTATTGGTATCCAATTCCTGATTATTATTATGAGTAAGGCAAGGTATGATAGATGAACCAAGAATTAAAAATATTATTTCTTGAAAAACTATTGAACGAACAACAAAAATATGTCTTAGGTCTTGAAGATTGGTCTATTGATTGTTGTAATGATGATGCAGCGCGATATCAGCTAATAGAAGAATCTAAAATAATAATTGAATACTTAAAGGGACAAATATTTATTTTGATAAAAGAGGTATGATAGATGAGTGAATAATCTAAAAAAGAATTTATTTGTCTTCGTTGTGGAATTAACACGGTACCAGTCGATTATACAATTTGTTTAGAATGTGGTGCTGGAAAAAAATATGATAACTACTGCAATAAACTTACCCAAGAACCTACAAAAATAAACCTATTAATAAGCGGCATTCTTAACTTAGTTATAGTAGGTTTAATTTCATATGTTATTTTAATTTATTTTACTACACATATAAATCTTAATAGAGCAAAAACAGAATTTTATAAGAGATCTAAAGTAAATATAGGTACGATAGATGAATTGGATAAGAATTGATTGTGGTACTGTTTTACCAAAAGATAAAAAACTTATTTGTTTTTTAGAAAAAGAAAATAACTACGAGATATTAAGTTTCTGGGGCATGTCTAACGAAGGACAACAAATTTGGCATACTGGGTGCGGTGATGATTTATGCGGAACCTTGGAATGGTTTGATGAGCATATACTTGGAAGGTATACCTTTTATTCAATCATTGAAAAACCGGAGGAATGAAAGATGAACATCAACTTCCCTAAGACCGATCCCAAGTGTCCTACATGCAATGGTACTTTTAGAGTTGCACCCGACTTCATTCAGAGATATTATTCTATTTTTATAAATAAAGAATGTTCGCCTGAACCAGTAGTATGTAAATCATGCTATGATAAATACGAAGAAGAAAGTTTCGAATTCAATAAACAATGGCTTTGGAATAATACTCTCAACAAATAACTTGTTTTATACCCCATTTCTGACATAGACTGTGACCAAAAAATAAACTTTGGAGACTGAGTCTATGGTAAGAACTTCTGTTGAGACTTTACCGGGTAATAATACTGCAATCAAGCAGAAGATTACCAATGATTATAATAACAATATCTCTTTATGGTCTATTTTCTGGACTCAAGGTAACATAGATACGCGCTTGTATGCAGGCGATAGTTCCTTGATGGCGCAGCTTAATCAAAATATAGTTACTAACTCTAATAATTCATACTATTTTAACCGTGTATTACCTGTTGATAATATGATCTCTGGTTACCAAATGCGTAACCGTAAGTCTTCGGTGGTAGTTCCTTCATCGAATGGTGATAATGCAACTGCTGATCAATGGACAAAGATCATATTGAACATCTTTAACAAAGAACACGTGTATGATTTAATAAGTGAGGCTTTCCTTGCTGGGCCGATCATTTCGGGTATGAGCTTGATAGAAGCGTACTTAGATTTTACCGATGATCCTTTGAACGGTGATATCAAGTACAAACACTACGCCTATAACGAGTTTATGATAGATCCCTACTTTAGGGATATTAGTAAATTATCAGATGCTTCCTTTATAATGACACGCTCATATATGACTCATGCTGCAGCGGCTGCGGCCATGCCTCCAGAGAACTATGATGCCATAATGTCGTTACCTGGAAATTCAACAGGCATGGCTCGAGACGGTAGATTCCAATACGAACCAGAAGCATTTGCCTATACGCAAGGAAACAGAGTAGCATTTGATCGTTATTGGTATCGTGATTACCGTAAGGCTAAAAAGCTGTATGATAAGACTACAGGCCAATGCATTGATGTCTCATACCAAGACAATATAGATTTAGATTTAATGCTTGCAGAAAACCCACAGCTCGGATTGCAAGAAGTTACGGTGCCCACCGTTCGACTTGCAATCCAAATTCAAGACGAAATCTTTTATGATGGTCCTAACCCTCTGGGTATAGATGATTATCCATTCACTGCCTTTGTAGGGTATTATGTAAAACAGATGCCCTACATGTATCAAAGAATCTTTGGCGTGAACCGTGGCCTACGAGACCCTCAAATTCTCTTTAATCGTCGTGTCATACTTACCGCCGATTATTGCGAGTCAGTAGTCAATTCAGGTTGGATCTTTAAGGAAAATGCGCCGGTTGATGTGAAACATCTGTTCCAAACAGGCCAGGGTCGAATTATACCTGTCAAACGTGAAGCACAGATCGCTGATATACAGCAAATACAACCACCTAATATTCCTCCTACATTCTTCACACTGCAAGAGACTTTTGATAAAGAGATCTACAACTGTGCGGGTATCTCTGAAGAAAACATGGGTAAAATAGTCCAAGACGACGCTTCTGGTTATTTAAGTGCTTTGCGCCAGGGAGCAGGATTAACTTCAATGCAGCCCATTTTTGATCGTCTGGATACTGCACAATGTAGACTTACTGATCTTACTATGGAAATAGCTCAAAAGAATTACACCATAGGTAAAGTTAAAGATCTTCTTGAGGGTGAAGATCCTGCACCATTGTTTTATAACCAAGCGTTTGGCAAATATAGATCTACCTGTGAGTTAGGATTCAACACAATTACACAGAAACAGATGGCATTTGCACAGAAACTTGAATTACGTAAAGCAGGAATACAGATACCAGATGAAGCAATGATTGAAGATGCTACGTTTCAGAATAAAGATAAAATGCTCCAACAAATGCAGCAAGCAGCCCAACAAGCACAGCAAACTCAACAAATGCAAATGCAAGTGCAGATGCAGGAACTTGATGCTCGTGCGCAATTGTCCAAGGCTAGAGCAGCTGCCGATATGGGACTCTATGCAGAACGAACTTCCCGAGTTGAAGAGAACAGAGCTTTGGCTATACAGAAATTGCATGAAGCAAATAAAGATGACGAACAAGCAACCCTCAACAAAGTTAAAGCACTTAAAGAACTTGAAACAATGGACCTTGAGCACTTGTCTCGACTTATTGAGATGGTTCAAGCATTGAAGGGTTCAGAACAGCAAGAAGTATCATTACAACCACATCCAGAAAGTAATAAAGATGTTGGCCTCTAACGTTAGAGGTTATTTTTTAAACCTTGTAGTTTAAAGACTACAGTTTCTTAGAAAGGGCCACACGATGGCAAAAAGAAAATACGAAATGCCGAATGACGGCAGAGGTCTCATGCATGAGGACATGTCAAAGCCTTGCGGATTGCCTTACGGCTATCACGTGAAGGAAGTTGATATGTCAAAAGCAGCTAATACTGTAGCAGGCAGACCTAAAGATCTTTATGATTTAGTTGAAGAGACTATGCACGAAGATCAAAGAGACATAAACTCTTTGACCAAACCAAGAAATTTCTAGTCATGTCTGCATGGTTGCGGCCATACGGAAAGTTGGCTAAGATAAACTATAAGCTTCTCAATACTCCTAAAGATCTCAGACAAAAGAACGAAAAAGTTCCTAATGAGAAAAGACAGGAGTCATGGAAGATTGGTAGTTCACCAACGAGTTAAGGCTTCACTTTAGAGGGGGTACAGTTAAAAAAGGCTGTGCCCCTTAAAGCAGTACGTGACATATAGTTACGCACTTTAAGGATTGAAATGGCTCATAAGAAAAACTGGATTCAGTCTGCTATAAAGAAACCGGGAGCTCTGCATGAAGAACTACATGTACCCAAAGGTAAAAAGATTCCTGCTTCAAAGCTTAAAAAGGCTGCCAAGAAGAAAGGGAAGTTGGGCAAAAGAGCACGTTTAGCAGAAACTCTCAAAGGTTTATCTAAAAGGAAAAAGAAATGAAATATTGCATGAAATCATGTAAAATGAAGCATAAGCATAAAATGAAACCAAAAGGTAAGGTTGAAAAAGTAATGCACGAATTTAAAGAGCATAAGCTTCACTCAGGCTCTAAAAAAGGCCCTCTGGTTAAAAAAAGAGATCAGGCAGTTGCAATCGCATTGTCAGAAGCTGGTAAAAGCAAGAAAAAATAGCTTAATCTCGGATATATTGATAGGCCCCAAATAACTACGATAACGGTAGCTTGGGGCTTTTTATTTGAGGAGAACATGACAAACAAAATATCAATCAAACATCTGCAAGCAATGGGACTTGATGATGATGTGCGAGAGTATAGTAAAGAATGGGGTAAAGAGTTATGGACAAACTTGATTCAAGCGTCTCAAATGCTTAAAAAGACTCAGAAGTACAGTGGTAGAAACTTCTACATGGTTTTAGTAAAGCGTTTCAATCCTTCAAAAAATCAACCAGAATCAATTATTATGCCAAGGATATCTTGTCCTACGCCAGTCTATAAACAAGACGTTTTTAAGTACCATTATGCTTCAGATTCAATAGAATACCTGTGGACTATTCCCGATAAGTTAAAGTATTATCACATACTTAATAACAAACAGCGCTATTATGAGAACAAAGAAACTCGAAGATTGTGCCAATTTGTGGTATTAATGGAAACGGGAGAGCTGTTGAAGTGGGTTAAGAAAGAGAATGGCGAGAAGCCTGATGCTGCTTTATCAATAAAACATAAAGAAGAACATTAAGGAGAACTATGGAAGAACAAACACAAGAAGTAGTACAAGAAACGGTTCAAGAACAACCAGTTGAACAGAAATCGAACTATGAAACCAATATTATATCTATGAGGAAAAAGCTTGAAGCTGAAGAGGCGGCGCGTATTTCTGCAGAGCGAAGGATTAAAGAACTCGAGGCCAAAGCGGCATACGCAAACACTGCGCCGCAGGCGTCTGGAAGTAACGATAATGTTGACGATGATCTTAGTGCTGATCCTGATGATTATCTTCAAGTAAAACACTTTAAAAAGAATACCTCTAAGATTACTTCCAAGCTTTCAGAATCTGAGCGTAGGCTGCAAGAACTTCACGAAAGAGTTGAGCGTTATGAAGCGCAGTCTGCTTTAAGGGATATTAAAGATTTCGATGAAGTAGTGACTGATGATAATATAAAGACACTCGCTCGATTGTATCCTGAAGACTACGAATCAGTAATGTCATCCCCTAATCTTAAAAATAAATCTAAAACGGTGTATAATATGATGAAAAATTACGGTATATATACCAAAGGTATGAAAGACTCTGAAGAAAAGATTAATAAAAATAAGTCTAAACCCTCGTCGCCTGGTAATTCTGGTCAGACTCCACAAACTCCTTTATCTAAATTGAATGATTATGATAGAAGAGAAATGACAGAAGAAAGGCGAAAACAAGTTCTGGAATATCTGGAAAGAGTTAAACGAGGTTAAAAACCACATACTTTCCTGTGCCAGTTTGATTTTCCTTTTTTTCTGGCACAGGAATGATCCACTGAAGGAAACTATATGAGAAGGAGGAATGTCATGATATTTAATGCGTGCCTCATAGCTTTAGTTTTTATTACACTGTTAAGAATAAACAAGGAACACACTGTTAAACTCAATCAAGAAAAAATTAAACTTGTCCAAGATCTCAAAAATAAACATATGATACCTCGAGATGAAGTAGCT